CTTTTTCTTTCATTGGAAAATATTGACGAACCAAGTACACGTCCCCCATTAATTCGCACACATCACAAAAAGCGAACCGGCCCTCTTCGCTAATAACGTCAAAATGAGAGTACATGATGAAGTTATTGTCTAGCCATTGGTTTAACAGCTGTTCCTCTTCATCGTCCAAACCGGTATAGTCATCATTGATAATGGCCGATAAATAATGGCCACAAATCTTATGTTCGATATAGTCAAATTCCATAATGTTTCCCTTTCAGTAAATTGCAAAAGATAAAAGCCAAGCGATATAAATCAAAACCGATACTAGAAAAATCCATTGGAAAATTGTTTTCATTTTTTAGATTCTTTCCGCAATAGCGTAAGCCAAGCCAAGAGCCTTTACTCTTAGGCATTCATCGTAAGAGCCGGTATAAATGATCCGGTAACTGTTGCGGATATCGGTTCCTTTGCAAACAATAATGTTTAAATGAACGTTAATTTGTGCTGAATACATTTTGAGAGCCTTTTTTAGAGTTGAACAAAAAACACTGATAAGCCCGCTCGGGCTTGCCGGTATCATTTGCCGATCAATTTGCCGAATTGGTCCAGTACACTTTGCTTATTACCCTTCAATCCAAATTGTTTTTTGATCAAAGCGTAAACGGATCCTCTAGAGTGTTTAAGCCCAAGGGTTTCAAGCTTTAGCATTTGATAGAGTGTTAACAATCGATACTGTTCAATTTGCTCTGGTGTGTTTAACATGATGCCCATGATTTAATTTCCTTTTAGTGATCATGCGATATTGCATAAACGTAAATATATTATCTATGGTTGACGATTGCAAATTGTATTTTTTAATGGGAAAACCGAATCCGATAGTTAAAAGTTATCTGCAGTCGTGAGCAGATAAAAGCCCGAAATCAGTTCGATGGCTTATCCGATCCAAAGGGATAGAAACATAAGGGATATAGACAATCAATGTATTTCTGTGTTTTAATAGAATTTATCTAATGTTCTGCTTAATTCGAATATATGGAAACAATCAATAAACCAAGCCGTAAACAGTTAAAAGATGCTTTAAAAGAACAGAGCATTCAAAGTATTCTAAGAATACCCAAGAGCCAATTAACCGCAAAAGAAAGAGCATTCGCTGAACAAGTTGCGCTAGGGGATCCGGCTACTGTTGCATACCGGAAAGCGTATAACACCAAGGCCAAGCCGGATAACGTAAAGGTTAGCGCTCACAGGGTTAAATCTAAGCCCCACGTTAGTTTAACCATACAAGCCATTCAACAGGCTAATGAGGCAATGAAATATCAAAATGCCGAATCCCTTCGGTCATTGGCCATTACGTCATTGGTAAACGTGCTAACCGATCCGGACGCTAAGCCCCAAGCCAAGATTCAAGCCTCCAAGATTATTGGCCAAATGACTGAGGTTAGTTTATTCACGCATCGATCCGAAACAAAAGTAATTCATTCAAGTGAGGATATCAAGGCCAAGATATTGCAAGAGATAAAGGGCTTGATGTCGGGAGATATTGAGGATGTTATTGAGAAGGATGCCACTTCATTATTGGCCGAGCTTACTATTGGATCCGAAAATTCCGAGAGCCAAGACCCCACCGATACCCCAGACCCCACTTTGGATTCTGACGCACCCTACGCAGAATTGCATACTATTCCACACGAACAATCCAATCAATTATCAGATTATGATCAACCGCATGATCTATCTGCAGTCGGACTGCAGATACCCGGGGAAGGGGACACCCCCCGGTAGGTCTTTATGGCTAAAGTGCAAAAAAAATATATAAAAAAAATTTTAGTTAACCTGGAGATGGTGGCTAGGAAGCGTGACTATACGGAAGAGGAAGCGAAGGGATTAGAGATGACGCCTGTACAGAAGGAAGTGTTTTTGTATATAGATGAGTATTGGAAGATGTATGGCTTTGCACCGAGCTATAGGGAGATTGCTGCTTATAGGAAGAAAGGTAGTTTGGGGAATGTGCACCAGACCATTAAGCGGCTGATCCGGCTTGGGGTTTTGAAGCAGGTAAAGGGTATGGAGAGAAGTGTTAGGCCGGTGTATATTAACTTTAGGAATCTGGAATGAAGCTAGATGACCTATTAGGGAAGCTTGATAAGGAAGACGCTGAGGCTCTTCTGACGCAGGTTACGGAATACCGGGAAGCGATTGAGCGGGAGAAGGCTCAGGAGAACTTTTTACATTATGTAAAGATGATGTGGCCGGGATTTATCCACGGTAGACACCACGCTGTCATGGCTAAATGCTTTGAACGGATAGCTGCTGGGGAACTGAAGAGATTGATCATCAACCTAGGTCCTCGTCATACCAAATCTGAATTTGCCAGTAATTTATTTCCGTCTTGGTTTCTAGGAAAGTTCCCGCAGAAAAAAGTAATCCAGTGTTCCAATACAGCGGATTTGGCTGTTGGCTTTGGACGTAAGGTCAGGAACCTGGTTGACTCGCCTCAGTATCAGAGTGTCTTTCCTGGGATAGGACTACAGTCGGATAGTAAGGCTGCGGGTAGATGGGCGACGAATAGGGGTGGAGATTACTTTGCGATCGGTGTGGGTGGTACGGTAACGGGTAAGGGTGCGGATTTATTGATCATCGATGACCCCCATTCCGAGCAAGAAGCTAAGCTGGCAAGTAACGATCCAGAAGTATTTGATAACGTATATGAGTGGTATACATCTGGTCCACGTCAGCGTTTACAGCCGGGTGGTGCTATTTGTCTTGTGATGACTCGCTGGTCGGATAGGGATTTGACCGGGAAGATACTGAAGAGCTCTAGTGGCGAAGAGTGGGAGGTGATTGAACTGCCCGCTATTATGCCAAGCGGTAATCCTCTATGGCCTGAATTCTGGCCCCTCAAAGAACTCTTGGCGGTTAAAGAAGAGATCGGTATATATAAGTGGAACGCCCAGTACCAGCAGACTCCGACCGGTGAAGAGGGTGCGATTGTTAAGAGGGAATGGTGGAAGAGGTGGACTGGGAACTCTGCTCCTCCTTGTGAATTCATTCTCCAGAGCTGGGATACGGCGTTTACAAAGAGTGATAGGGCTGACTATTCTGCGTGTACGACATGGGGGATATTTCACTTGAATGAGGACCCGAAGGATATTAATATCATCTTGTTGGATGCGTTCAGGGATAAGTATGAGTTTCCTGAACTGAAGCGTGCTGCACATCAGGCGTATAAGGATTGGGAACCGGACACTTGTATTGTGGAGGCTAAAGCAGCTGGTGCTCCTCTAATATATGAGCTTCAAAGGATGGGAATACCGATCTATGAATATACGCCGGTTAGGGGAAATGACAAGTTTGTTAGGTTAAACTCGGTGACTGATTTGTTCAAGTCGGGTAAAGTATGGGCTCCTGAGATGTCATGGGCTGATGAAGTAATTGAAGAGGTTGCTAGGTTTCCAAATGCCGAGCACGATGATTACGTGGACAGTACCAGTCAGGCTCTGATAAGATTCAGGAAGGGCGGATTTCTCAGGCTTGACTCTGACGAAGAGGACGAGCCTACTTACTTTAGACGCAAGAGAGCGTATTACTAGGAACCATTATGGCAACCAATTTTGACAAAGCTTTGTATACAGATGTGCCTCCTTTAGATGTCAGCCCACAGCCTGATATTGAGATCGAAGTCCAAGACCCAGAAGAGATGCACATCGGTATCGGTGGGATCGAGATTGACTTAGAACCTAATAAATCGATTAATCACAACGACGACTTCTACGCTAATCTGGCTGATGATATTAATGAAGGCGAACTGAATTCAATTGCAGCTGAACTGATTGAATTGGTGGACCAGGATATCTATAGCCGTAAGGATTGGGCTGAGACATATGTAAAGGGCCTAGAAGTATTGGGCATGAAGTATGAGGAGAGGACCGAACCCTGGAATGGGGCGTGTGGTGTTTTTTCTACAGTACTGACTGAAGCTGCGATCAGGTTCCAGAGCGAGACGATTGGCGAGTGTTTTCCTGCTGCTGGCCCTGTAAAAACCCAGATTATTGGTGCTATTGACCAGTTAAAACAAGAGATGGCAGAGCGTGTTCAGGAGGATATGAACTACGAACTGACCGATGTAATGTTGGAATATAGGCCAGAACATGAGCGTTTATTGCTGAATTTAGGCTTAATTGGGTCTGCTTTTAAGAAGATTTACCCTGATCCAGCACTGGGTAGAGCGGTTGCCATGTACGTTGGCGCTGAAGATTTGATCATGCCTTATGGTTCTAGCGGTGTAATGCACTGCGAGCGGGTCACTCATGTGATGAGAAAGACCAAAAACGACATCAAAAAGCTCCAAGTTGAGGGGTTTTATAGGGAAATTGAGCTCGGTGAACCCGTTCAAATACCCACAGATATTGAAAAAAAGAAGGCTGATGAGGCTGGATACTCGATTACTGACGATGACAGGTACTCAATTTTTGAAGTCCACGTCGATTACAACCTACCTGGCTATGAAGATGAGGACGAAATCGCCCTGCCGTACGTGATTACAGTAGACAGAGGTACCCAAAAGGTCCTTGCTATCCGCAGAAACTGGACAGATGGGGATAAAAAGCGCCTAAAACGCCAGCATTTTGTTCAATATACCTATATTCCTGGGTTTGGAGCGTACGGTTTTGGTCTGATTCACCTGATTGGTGGATATGCCCGTGCTGGAACCATGATTATTCGCCAGTTGGTAGATGCCGGCTCACTGGCTAACCTACCTGGTGGTCTAAAATCCCGTGGATTGAGGGTAAAAGGGGACGATACCCCGATTGCTCCAGGAGAATTCAGGGATGTAGACGTACCGAGCGGGTCGATCAAAGACAACATCATGACCTTGCCCTACAAGGAACCCAGCCAAGTGTTGGCTGGCTTGTTGGCCACGATCACTGACGAGGCAAGAAAGCTTGGTGCGATCAGCGACATGAATATTTCTGATATGTCGGCCAATGCTCCTGTGGGAACTACGCTGGCTTTGTTGGAGAGACAGCTCAAAACCATGTCGGCTGTACAGGCCCGAGTACATTACTCCATGAAGCAGGAGTTCAAGTTACTCAAGGACATCATTAGAGACTTTGCTCCTAAGCGTTATGAGTATCTGCCGTCGACTGCAGATAGAAAAGCCAAGCAAGAGGACTACGATGCGGTGGAAATTATCCCCGTGTCAGATCCCAATTCCTCTACGATGGCTCAGAGGATCATGCAGTACCAAGCTGCTATGCAGATGGCACAGCAAGCGCCCCAGATTTATAACCTGCCTAATTTACATAGACAGATGTTGGAAGTCTTGGGTATCAAGAATGCTGACAAGCTTGTGCCCACAGATGATGATCAGAAACCAAGGGATCCAGTATCCGAGAACATGTCGTTCTTGACTGGCAAGCCTACAAAAGCATTCATATATCAAGACCACGATGCCCATATTGCAGTTCACTCAGCGATGATGAGCGATCCTTTGCTCATGGCCCAGATTGGTCAGAGTCCTATGGCCCAGCAGATGCAGGGTGCAATCATGGCTCACATTGCCGAGCACTTGGCATTCCAGTATAGAGCTAAGATTGAACAGCAGTTGGGTGTGTCATTGCCCAAGCCAGATGCAGAATTGCCAGAAGATATGGAAGTTCAGTTGGCCAAGTTGGTTGCTCAGGCAGCTCAGCAGGTTCTTCAGATGTCTAAAGGTCAGGCAGCTCAGCAGCAAGCGCAGCAGCAAGCACAAGATCCTATGGTGCAAATGCAACATGCACAGCTTCAGATTGCTCAGATGGAAGCACAGACCAAGGCACAGAAGGTCCAAGGCGATCTACAGATCAAGCAAGCCGAACTGCAGTTGAAAGCACAAGCAGCCCAGGGTAATAACCCACAAGCTATAGCAGCTGCAAAAATCCAAGAAATTCAACAATCGGCTCAGGCACATCAGCAAGAGATGGCTATGAATGAGCAGTTGCATGCACAGAAAATCCGTCAGGCTGAACAAGAAGCCCGCATGAAAGCAGCCATTGATATGGCTAAAGCACAAGCTAGTTTGAACCAGCATAAGAGGGGTGAATAATGAATCAACAAATATTAGAACATCTCAGTAAGAAAGTCCGTACTCGTCAGGACGAAATTACTGAAGTAATAGCGAATGGTGGGGTAAGCGATTACGCCGCCTATCGTGAATTGGTGGGGGTGATCCGAGGTCTAGCTACCTGCCAACAAGAGATTGAAGACCTCGTGCGGAGATTTAAGGAAGACGACGATGAGTGAATTATTGATTAGCCAAGACGGGGAAACTGCGACAACGTTACCCCAAACGCCTGAAGAGAAGGCCAGACAAATTCCTGCGCCCAAAACATTTCATTTGCTAACGGTTTTACCGGACATCGATGAAGAGTATGAGAGCGGATTAGTCAAGGCTGGGACCACTATTCATTATGAAGAAGTACTATCACCAGTATTATTTGTGATTGAGTTAGGCCCTGACGCTTACGCCGACAAGTCAAGATTCCCAAGTGGACCATCTTGCCAAAAAGGTGACTTTGTAATTGTTCGTCCCAACACTGGTACACGAATCAAGATACATGGTAAAGAGTTTAGGATCATTAAAGATGATCAAGTCGAAGCAGTTGTGCAAGATCCCCGTGGTATTTCACGTGCAGCATAAGGAACTAACATGGCTGATTTAGATACTAAACCTTACAAATTCCCTGATGAAGAAGGCAACGACGTTGCATTTGAATTAGAGGGAGAACCAGAAGTTGAAGTGATTGACGACACTCCTCCAGAAGACAGAGGACGCAAGCCTATGGCTGAAGCGCCCAAAGACTTTTCGGACGAAGAGTTGGAAAGTTACAACGAGAGCGTTAAGAAGCGCATCCAACATTTCACCAAGGGCTATCACGAAGAGCGCAGAGCTAAAGAGGCAGCAGCTCGTGAACGTGAAGAGGCACTGAAGCTGGCTCAGGCTGTAATGGAAGAGAACAAGAAGCTCAAGGGTTCATTGACCCAGGGGCACACTGCTCTTTTGGAACAAGCTAAGAAAGTCGTAGACAATGAGATTGCAATGGCGGAAGCCAAGATGCGCATTGCCTATGAATC